GGCATTTTGTCATGTGCCCGATTCGGGCACAGGTTCTGTCAGCTTCAGTTGGTTCAACATCCGACGGAAAGCGGGGTTCTCAGATACGTTGCTCCCGTCGAGCGTCATATCCCGCCGGTCCCAACCGTCCAGTACCAGGTAGTTGACACACAGGTCATACTGTGCCCGGCGCTGCGTGCCAACTTCCGGTTCGCTGACGCCCGCCTGTTCCATGTAGCCCTGTGCGGAATCGTACAGGGTTTGCAGCAGATCCGACCCGTCGGCCTCCGCCGCGTCAATGCGGCAGTATGCCAAAAGGCTCTTACGCCGCGCGTCCGTCAGCTCTGCCATGGCTCAGACCTCCGGCAGCAGGAACTCGTCTGCTACCCAGCCGGTGCCTGCCTCGCTGGACACCAATGCCCACCGGGGGACTTCTGCATCCTCCGGCAGATCCAGCGCCGTCACCACACTGCCCTCAGGCAGCACGGCCAGCACTGCGTAGCTCTTGTGGGGCCCCTCCCGCAGATTCAGACCGGCGGGAGCTGCTACCAGCAGCCGCACCGGCTGTGCCATGGGCTGCTCAGCAGGGGCCTGTGCCGCAGGCTCCTGCTGAATTGCGGAAGACTGCTGCGCAAGGGCCTCCGGAACAGCCCGGCCGGCAGTTTCCGCCGCGGCATTCTTAGCCTTGCTCATAGCACTTCCTCCTTAGCCCGCGGCGACCTGGGTCGCCGTATCGATGTAACCGTTGATGTAGGCCTCGCTGTCACGCTGCTGAACGTCCTCGCGCAGCACGCCCTTGGTCAGGGTCATGTCCTGCTCGAAGGCGTTGAAATCGCCGGCCACTGCCACATCGCTGGAGGTGATCGTCAGCTGGCGGCGGTCAAAGAGTTTGATGCCCTCCTTCAGGTCACCCACGATGAAGGGGATCTTGGTATCCGTGTTGGGCAGGTCCGCATTGGGAATCTCCTCCACAGGAACCACCACGGCACCGCAGGCCAGCTGCATCTTACCGGGTTCGCTGGGGATAGGAGTCAGCAGATCGCGCTTGTTGGCGTCCTTCAGGGTGGACAGCCAGTAAATGCCGTTGGAGTTGGTGATGATCTTGGTGGTGGCGCGGAAGGCGCTGTCCAAGTCCACCAGCACAGCCTTCTTCAGACCGTCCAGACCGTCCAGAGCAACCGCGGCTTTCAGGTTGATCGCCGCCAGGATGTTCACGTTGTCGGTCACGCGGGCCTCGTCGCCCAGCCATTCCACCATCACGCTGGTGATGTTCTCGTCAGAGTCCTCCAGCAGTTCGTTGGTGATGGGCAGGAAGCCGGCGTACTTGCTGATGGAGTAATTCAGAACAGAGAACTGGGGGCTGGCCTTCTTGGGGATCTTGCCGCCCTCGGCCACCTTTACAAAGCCGGTCTGCTGGCTGCGCTTCTTGTGGGTGCGGCGACCCTTATTGGTCGTGACGTTTTCCACGCTGACCAGGCTGCGCAGGCTGGCCTTGCTGTCACGGAACCGCTCCACGCGGGTCACGATGTCCTCAGGCACGGTGTAACCGCCGTCGGCGTCCACGCCTTCCTGTGCCATGTCACCGGCGGCCTTCACGGTGGGGAAGCCGGCGCGGGCCGCGTCCGCGAATGCCTTGATGGAGTTCTCAGGCTGTTCCTCGCCCTCGGGCTTGCGCTGCGCACCCTGGCCAGCCAGGCCCTGCAGGCCCTTCACGGTGGGGTCCTCGCCGGGGTTGACGGCGGGATCTTCCTGCGCCGCGATGTCCTCCAGAGCCTTGATCTGGCTGCCCAGCTTGTCCGCTTCCGCCATTGCGGTCTTGTACTCCTCGCTGTCCAGCTTGTCCTCCAGCACCAGGTTCTTTGCCTTGTCCAGCTGTTCCTGCTTCTTGTTCTTCAGATCGTAGATCTTCTCCTTGAAAGTCATGTTGGTACCTCCGTTAATATTTTTCTTCCAGCGCGATCAGCGCCAGAGCTTTCCAAACTTCGGGGTCGTCTTTCGGGTCAGGCGGTGCGGGTTTGTTATCCTCTCCGCCGTAGGCTTTTACAACGCCGGCTCCCGGCTGTGACGGGACCGCGCAGAAGGAACATTCGTAGGCGTCCGTGGGATCATCCAGCTGGACAATGCACTTCGTGCCGTTGTAGACCCTGCCGGGATAGTGTTCACACCACCGCTCCCGCTTGTTGACGCCGCAGATGTTGCAGGTGGCCTTTGCCGTCCGGCAGCCAACGGAAACCTCCCGCAGGATTCCGCCCTCGATGGCTGTGATGGTCGGTGCCGTCTGGTCGTTACGTACCATATAAGCCCGCAGAACCAGACAGTTGACGCCGTCCAGTGATTCCACGCCCGCATCATAGATGCGGGCCATCTGGCTGGCTGCGCGCCAGTTGTGGTCCATGATCATGGTCTTGCCCACATACAGCTTGGCAAGGCCGCGCAGGCACTCCAGGGTGAATTTCTCATTGTCCCGGTCCGGCTGGTCGTTGCAGGCCGCCACCCGGAATACAAATACGTCCTCGGCCTTCAGCTCCGTCAGTGTCTGCACGTTGATCTTCCGCAGGTCTGCAGGGGATGCTTCGGACTTCTGGACCAGTCCATATTTCAGGTCCAGGCCCTTCATGAGGTCATTCTCCATTCTTTTTTCCTCCCGCCGCCCGCTGGCGGCTCATTTCCACGAATTCTTCCAGGGGTCCGTAGTTCAGGGATGCATACCGGATATCGCCGCCTGGCACATCCGGCATATCCTCCAGACGGAGGATATCATTGACGGAGAGCACGCCAATCTCCCGCATGGTTTTGTACCAGTCCTTACGGCTGGAGCTGTCTCCCCGCAGCTCCGCCATCATGTTTCGGCATACCCACAGTCCCCGCTCCCGCTCCGAAACGGTCAGCAGCTTCCGGCTGTCTTCCTCCTCATACTGCGTAACTGCCGGCTGAATGGTGTACTTGACGTACTCCACACTGTTGGCGCTGTTGCTCTCGAAGGACTCCTTGCCCGAATACAGCAGATACAGCGGTACGCCGGTGAACCGTGCGATATCTGCCACGGAAACCGCCTTGTTTTCCACGAACTGAGCGTCCGTGTTGCTCATGGCGATGGGGGTGTATTTCAGAGAGTTGTCCAGCACCGCCGTCCGCATGGAATTGCCAGGTCCCGTGTGGATGCGGTCCCACTCCTTACGGATCACATCCCTGTAGCTGGTTTTCGTTCCATCGGCCAGAACGATATCCGGCTTGGTGGAGAGGTCTGTCTCCGTGCTCAGGATGCCGGAGGGCCGTCCGCCGTTTTGGTAGACATCCTCCTCATACTGGTCGCGGCTGGAAGCCACCCGAAGAGTGCGTGCCGCCTGCCCAAGCAGGCTCATACCTTCCACGCCGTTGACGGAAAATCCTTTGTAGTGCAGGATGTCCTCTGGGTCAAGACGATAGATCTGATGGGTCTTGGGATCCTGGGCGATGTACCACAGCTTTCCGTTGTCCGGCTGGATGTAAGGCTGGCAGGTCCCGGGAGGCAGGGGAAGCAGTTCCACCGGTCGCCCGTTCCCGCTGCGGTAGATCCACACGTAGCAGTTGCCCAGCACCAGGCGCTGATACTCCACCAGTTTCTTGTAGACGAACGGCGTCATGGCTTCATTGGGCCGCTCCCAGAGAACGGGGCCAAGATAGTGGCCCGGGACTTCCCGGCGCACGCGCAGGTCCTTTACCGCCACCGGCAGGCGGCCGATGGAGTCGGATCGCAGATCCACCGCACGGTAAAAGGCGGAGATCTTCAGGGCATCGGTCTCCGTCATGGGACGGTCACGGCTCCGCCCGGCGGAGAACCACCCCCGGGAACTTTCCCAGGTCAAGGCCTCCTGCTCTGCGGAGAGTGCCTTGACGTGGATGTCTCGAAAAGAGATCATGCGTGCTTGCCCTCCTTTTCACGCCCGAGGTTGGCGGACAGGTCCACAAGAACCGCGCCGACCAGGCAGAATACACCGGCCACGATCAACCCCGCCGGCAGGGACCACAGGCCGGTGCCCGTGGCCACCAGACCGCCGCCGAGCCAGAAGAGCGTGTCCACCACGCTCCAGGACTTTTTCTTCATAGAACCTCCTCCTGTGCCCGAATCGGACACGCTCACATACTGAATTTCCCAGATGCGATCAGATCTGTCAGATCCGGCTTTCGTTCCGGCTTCACCAGTGCGCGAGCCATGGCGTTCATAGTGGCCGCCACCGGGTCAATGCGCTGAGAATCATCCTTGAACCGCTTGGACAGCTTGCTGTCGTCATAGTTGTTCTTGATCTCTCTGGCGTTGGCAAACCAGACGATCATCGCCTGGTTCTTCTCCGTGATGATTTTTCCCTGAAGCAACATTTCTCGGAAGCCTTTCACCGCCAGATTCTGTCCGGCGCAGGTCTGGGCAACTTCCACCACGAAGTCCTCGTTGTTGCGCTCACCACAGATGGCCAGGGCAAGATCCGTGGCGTTGTGGCCGTCATAATCAACCTCGATGACCTTCCATCCATGGTCCCGTTCTCCCGCACAGATCCAGTTGTAAACGTAGGAGTTGTCCGTCACATCACCAGGCGTCAGCGTCACATACTTGGCCTTTGCCCAGTCCCGGTAAGGGACCTTGTCGCTGTGCTCATGGCGGGTCGCGCCGTTTTCCGGCATGAAGCCGTGCATCTTAATGGCATAACGGCCATCCGGCAGCGGAAACACGGAGCCGACGCCGGATAGGTCGATGCGCTTACCAAGGTCAAATCCGCAGTAGCAGCCAAGCCCATCCGTCAGCGCCGCGAATTCCTTGGGCGGGATCTGAGACTTTTTCAACAGGGCCATACACCGCTCATCCAGGTAGCTGTTCTCGCTAGCGTTCTGCCACCGGCACATACGCCGCGTCAAGAATTTTCGGATCTTGCTGTAATCGCCAGACGCATAGGCGGCGTCATGTTCGGTGATGATCTGGCCCAGCAGGTACCGGGCATACATTGTGTCGGAGCGTAGAACGGGGTTTGCTTTTGCCCAGCAGCTGCGGTCGTGCGGGTTGTCGCTATCGTCGATCTCCCGGATCATGACAAAGTACCGGTCATCCCGGACGCTGTCGTCCTCCAGGACGCGCTTGGCGTAGCTCTCCTCCACAAAGCAGGGTTTGTTTTCGGCATCGTCGCCGGCCGTGGTAATCACGTCCAGCAGGGACTGGGCCCGCTTGCCGAAGGAGTCAAAGCCCAGGTCGTAAATCTCCGAGGTTACATGGGCGTGGTACTCGTCGACGACGAAATAACTGGGCGCACCGGAGTCCTTGTTTTTGGTATCCTTGGATAGCGCCCGCATGAACCCGCCGCGTGTTCTGTGCACAACGGGATTGCTCTTGGGGATGTAAAGCCGGCGTGCGATATTGGGGCTGGCCTCCGCGATCTTCTTGGCGTCGCCAAAAACACGCATGGCCTGGCCGCGGTCCACCGCCGCGCACTCCACTTCCGGCTCCCGCTCAAAAATAGCCTCCTCGGGATGATATGGAGGATAGATGGCGTCTCCGCACATATGGTAGAGGGCCTGGCCGGACTTCTCTGTGCTCTTGTAGTTGCCGCGGCCCCGCTTATTGTAGGTGTGGTTGAACCGCCTGGCGCCGGTTTCCATGTCGACCCATCCATACGTGCATCCCAGGTCGAACACCTGCCACGGCTCCAGCTGGATGGGCTTTCCGGAATCCACACCGCGCACCTGGTTGCACTGACCGAACCAGCGAAGGATGCGGTCTGCTCTGGTCACATCGAATACATAAGGGAAATCTGGTGTACCCTGGCGCTTCAGGTCATCCAGGTGGCGTTGACACGCCAGGATCTCATACTTGCCACACTGCGCCCGGAGCTTTCCGGACACAACGCTCTTGGCATACTGGCTGACAGGATGGTGCAGGCCGGTCTGTCGTCTAGTCGCCATAGAGATCATCCTCCGGTTCTGCGGCCTTGCCTGAAGCCTGTTCCGCGCGTTTCTGGGCCAGCCGCACGCGTCCGGTAGGTGTCAGTCCCAGCTTATCTGCATACTGCAGCAGGTTCCGCTCCAGAGATTGGAGCTTTCCCGTCAGGGTGTCCAGCTTGGACACCGCCTCAATCAGCTCATCCGGTGTCATGGGCGGATTCGTCCGTCCGGAGTCTTCCCACTCCGCGTCGCTCATTTTGGCGGGTGCTTTTTTCACATCCGCTTCCAGTGCCCCCTGGACGCCCAGCTGCTGCATCAGTTGATTGGTCAGCAGGATCGTCTGGTCCCGCCGCGCCAGCATCGAACAGTATCCGGCAAGCATCTCACTGTCCAAATCATCCAGGATAGCCAGGCCATCCATCCGCTTGACGATTTGGTTCCAGTAGGAATTGGCAGTCTTATTCTTGGCGATGAGGCGTGGCTTCTTCAGCTTGATATTCCCGCCCCGGTCCGGCATGGTCTGCTGCTCCGCCTCCTGGCGGGCTTTCAGCTCGGCGTCAGAGAGGTGTTTCTGCATGGCAGCGCTTGCTTTGGGTGGTGTAGGCATCCCGTCACCGCCTCTCTTCCGATTGCCCGCGCATATCGAAGCAAACGGAATAGCCGCATTTCTTCGGATTGTTGAGGCAGTCCTTCAGGCATCTGCGCCGCTCATCACAGGATGCACAGCACAAGCCGGGATGTGCCGAGCAATACGAATCGGCTGATTTCAGTCCGCAATGGTATGTCATGTGCTGTCGCTCCTTTCGCTGCTGATATGCGGTGCCCGAATCGGGCACAACCTGGCTGGCCGCTCTGGGCTGACGCCCTGGTCGAAAATCCTGATCGGGGAATATTTCTCACGTTCGAGGGGCTGCGGGGTATTCCGCGTTTTAGTCCAAATCTTTCTTATACCGGGGTTGGGGTCAAAGGTCCCTTTGGGACCTCGCCTGTATGCCAGCGCACATGCACGGACGCGCTCACGCACACGCTGGCGGGCATACGTAGCTTCCCGTGGAAATCGCATCACGAAAACCTTGCGCTTTTCCTTCGCTCATCGGCTTGTTCTCTCGCAGTCTTCTGGTCGTGATGGTGCTTGCACAGAGACTGGTGATTGGCTGGATCAATGAACAGCGTCCAATCCCCACGGAATGGCGTCCTGTGGTCAACCACCGTGGCTCTTGTCCGATGCCGTGGGTCGTCTGATGGAAACGCTTTTGCACATTCAGCGCACCACGGTTCCCGTAGCAGTTGGTTCGGGCGGAGATCATCCGTCCAGATGGGCAGATTGTACCAGCTGTGATACTCTGCGCTGGCCTTGCGTTGGTGTTTTGGCTTATGCTTTGCGCACCATCCGGCTCGCGTCAGGTTTGGGCATCCAGGATGTCGGCAGGGCCGGAGCGGCTTCATGGCCATGGGCTATCACCTCCAGGCAAAACAAAAACGCCAGACCCAATAACTCAGCCCTCTTCGGGTGAATCATTGGCTCTGGCGTTTGACGCTCTGGCCTTTTGCAATATTCAGGATTATTTCACTACGGCACGTTCGGCAGTAGACTGGGAGGCTACATGCTTCGGTTTCGTCTGTGATTCGCAGGAGCCGGTGATTTCGCCCGCAGACTGGGCACGAAATCCATCCATTCTTTATTGATAGTCTATCAGAGTTTTGCACGCTTTTCAATACTTTTCCCTCCGATTCTCCGGGCTGTCCGTAAATATTCATAAGCTTTCAAGAATAAGAAATCAATTATTTAAAATAAAAGCGCTATTTTTCTGGGTCCAGATAGCGGGTGTAAGAGAACACGCCCCACTCCCCAAGATTGGGCTGTCCCAGGATAGGCAGCCGCACGGCTCCGGCCGGCGGTCGGATCTCTCCGGTGCGGCTGCACCAGACCTCCGGAGGCGGTATCATGCGGCTGAGTTTCCTGGAGCATCCCCATGGATGCCGCCCAACCTCGGGTGCCTCCTTGGTGAAATACCGGGCCAGATTCCAGTAGCCCTTCTCCGCCAGAACCCGCTTGCGGTCCCACGGCTCGTCGTCCACCTCGCCCCAGTCCCATAGGTACCGCACCACCGTCGGCGGGAAGTCGCTGTCCCGCAGGAAAGCGTGGATGTGGTAGCGGTGATCTCCGTGAAGGCCCTCGATGCGGTAGACGTAGAAGTCCGGGCTGCCGCCCCTGCCCATGCGCCGGTTCCAGCGGGCCAGCCGCTTGAGGAAGGCATCCCACACAGCCTGAACACCGTCCAGATCGGTGGGCAGGTGCTCCGGGGCGAAGGTAAGTGTGTAGAAAACGCCGTCATAGCCAAAAAGCGCCAGACGCAACTCCAGCTTGTCAACGCTGGTGCGGCACATAGCCGGTCCGGCCCGCTTGCGGATGAGGCCCTTGCTGTCCTTGCTGCGGCGGACGAAGCAGGCTCTGTCCGTAGAAAAGGCCTTCACAAAAGGCCCCGCCCGCTGGCGGACGCATACAAATGGGTCAGCCATACCTTGCCTCCCGTAGCTTTTCAATTTCCTGCTGGAGCGCTGCGATATGAGCGTTCTGGTTGTCAATCCGGTCAGCAGCCTCTCGAATAATCGCGCAACCGGACACGCCGCAGTTGTGCTCATGCCCGCATCCCATGCAGGCAAGGCTCCCGGTCTCCACCTTCAGCCGGCGGAGCGCATTCACGAGTTCTTGATCTCTCATTATCCTTCACGCCCTCTCTTTTTCCCGGAAGTAGAGGTTTTCGACTGCGTAGCGTTCATCGAACGGTTTGATTCTGTCGCCACAGGCGGCCCGAAGCGCCCGGTCTACCTTCTCTTTGGTGTAGGTGATTTCCGGGTCATCGGCTCCATCAGATACGCACATCTGCGCGTAGGCCATGAAGGTCTTACGGAATGCTTCCTCAAATCTCTGGTTATACTTCGGCCCGAACTGGAATTCATCGTGCAGCGCGATTATGGCCATATCCAGCGCCTGCTGTAGGGTAAAACCCTTCATGATCTCAATGTTCATCTCCAGCTGCTGGATACGCTTCTGGGCATTCAGCAGTTGAACGTAAGTATTAGGTTTCGGCATTGGGTTTCATCTCCATCAGTCAATTTTTAATTGCTCCGGGGCGGCCTCAGTGATCTCGACCACCTTGGCGTCACCCCATTGCTCTAGGAACTCGCGAGAGTCTCCTTGATCGCCATAGCCTCGCCGGCGACGGCGTCAACCTGTACCCTGATCGTAATCATCAGAACGGCAGCTCTCCATCGTCCTCAACCTCCGAGAAAGCTCCGCCGCTGGAATTACTCTGCGCGGGCATCTCCGCATCCTTCTTGGAATCCCCAAAATACACATGATCCGCCACCACCTCGGCGGAGCGACGGTTGTTTCCGTCCTTGTCCTTCCAGTCCCGGATCTGCAAGCGGCCCTCCACCACGGCCATGCGGCCCTTGGTAAAATATTTGCTCACAAAGTCCGCCGTGGAGCGCCACGCCACGATGTCCACAAAGTCCGTCTCCTTCTCGCCGCCCTGGGACTTGAAGTCCCGGTCCACTGCCAAAGAGAAGGACGCCACGGCGGTTCCGTTTCCGGTATGCCGCAGCTCCGGGTCCCGGGTCAACCGGCCCATGAGTACGATCTTGTTCAGCATTTATCCAACCTCCAAATCCAACGTAGATGTCGTTGTGTCCTCGCCCAGCATCACCCGCACGTTGAGGCACAGGGACCGCACAGCGGTGCCGTTGACGGTGAGGACGATACCAGGGTACCGATCCGCCAGATCCAGCAGTACACGGCCCAGGTCGGCCACGCTGGCCTGTTTCTGCGCAGACAAAAGCGAATGACTGCCGGGTGCGGCAGG